AGGTCGTGTTTCTTCTTGACCAACTCGTCGTGCATGGACGTGCGGCCGCCGCCTTCATTGGTGAAGTGTGGTCCGGTCTTAGAGCCAAAGTGCCGTGCCGTCTTGGTGAAGATCGCGAACTCCGGCATATGCCGGGTGCCGATCTCAATCCAGATTGCTTTGTAGTCACGCGAGATCAGGCGCCGCATGTTCGGCTTGCCCTTGATGCGCTCCACCACGATGGAGTTTTTGTAGTCGCCGATTTCACCAATGGGCGGCTTTTTTCGTTTCGGCGGTCGGGATTCTGTTTCACCGAACACCGGAGCACTGGGAGGACTGTCGATTTCGTTCGCAAGTTCTTTGGCGAAGTGCTGCGCCTCATGCGCGACATGTTCAACGTGATGCTCTATCTCGCCGGATGCCATCATTTTTCGCATCAGCTCATGCTCAACGGCTTTGCTTGACAGGCTGAGCGTCACCGATTGCTCACCACCCGCATGTCAATGTCATACCGCGCGACAAAGCGGTAGATCAGTTCGTCCTCGTAGTCGTGCCACACCGGAATCTGCGAGGTCGTCACGCAGTCGGGCACCACGGTCTGCGTTGAACCATCGCCGTTGGTGATGGTGATCTGCTGCGGGCCATACGTCGGCGGCCCCATCAGCAGCATCCGCTGATGGGTGATCTGCGCGGCCTGCTCGGCAGAGTCATAGGAGTCACCGAACGTGTGGACGCTGACGGTCGCGCACTGCTTGACCTTCTCCGGTGTCTCATGTCCGGCCACCGTGGTCACCAGCCGATACGGCAGCACTGCGGCATCCGGTCTGCGAGCCCCGACGCCGCCGGGTCCGCACAGCGGCAGCAGCCACGCGATGACGACGCGGGTGACACTGGGGAATGCGTAAGGAATCAGTGCGGCGCTCATTAACCGGCCTGCCTACGGATGTGGCACTCAAGGTGGTCGACGTTGCCCTGGCGGTTGTACCAGACGGCCGGGTCGCCGTCGGCGATGTACCAGGCGGTGCTGGAGTCGACGTTGGGGATCGGCCACGACGTGATCGCACCGACCACGACGATGCTCGTCGCGTTCAACGGGGCACCAGCGGGTGCGTACAGCTTGTCGGACGTTTCAACCACGTCGGTGGTGCTGATGCGCCGGCGGGTCCGGTGCTGCTGAATGTCGCAGCCCTTGACCACGGTCAGCGTCGGCGCGCCGTACACCGGGTCACCGATGCCGTTGTAGCCGGTCGCGGCGCCGCCGTTGACCACCGTGATGGTGATGTTGCCGAGCCTCATACGAGCAGCGACACATTTCGGTAGATGTCCAGCGACGTGCGCTGGTCGGCGGTCATGTCCAAGCCCAGGCGTCGAGTCGTCCACTCCACCCAGCCGACGCGCTCAGACTCATGCAGCTCGGGGTTGCTGTAGGCGGCGGCGGCGAGTTCAATGGCGACGTGCGTCATGGCCGACGGCACGACCTGATAGCCGTGGTCGTAGGTGATGGACACCGGAACGCCCAGCGGCCACTTGTAGAACAACTGGCTGGCGTAGAACGACCCGCCGTACACCACGCGCCGCAGCGCGCCTTCGGGGCGCCAGTCGAACATCAGCATGTTGGTGGTGGCGTTGACGACCGTGGGCGTCAGGGTCACACCGGCCAGCACGACCGAGGACACGTTGACGACCGGGCGCTCGGGAAGAACCAGCACCTCGCCGTTGTCGCCCCATAGGGTGATCTGGTCTCCGACGGTGTAGTCAACCTTCTGCCGAATCTCCTCGCGCACGGCGTCAGAAGCCAACTGCGCGAGCATGACCGCGGCGTCGGTGTTCATCGCCGTCGGGTCGATCTGGAGGCGGTTGGCGAGGTCTGTGGGTGTGAAGAACGGGTTTCCGGTCAGACCGTCGGGGCTGTAGGGGTATGTCATGGTGTCCTCTCACAAGATGGAGCGGTACGCCGACTCCCAGTCTGGCCAGCCCTTTTGGATCGTGTAGTCAGCGGCGACGGCCTTGGCCTTGGCGCCCATCTCGGCGCGCATCGCCTCGTCGTGGATCAGGTCGCGGATTCGCAGTGACCATTCGTGGTCGCGGCGCACCAGGAATCCGGTGACGCCGTCGATGACGAAGTCCCGGTAGGGCTCAACGTCGGAGGCGACGACCGGGATGCCGAGCGCGGCATACTCCAACGCCTTGATGTAGGACTTGGACCGGGCGAACACCGACGGGACCAGTGGAGCCAGGCCAATGTCGAAGTCGATGAGCTTGTAATAGTCGGTGGTGGTGGCGCACCAGGCGGTGAAGCGGATCGGCCGGCGCACGGCGGCGCGGAAGTCAGCGCCGATGAAGTGAGCCTCAACGCCGGGGTTCTGGTCTAACGCTTTGCGGAGTCCGTGCGCGCAGACCTCAATGTCGCGTGCGTGGCTGCCGCCGCCAGCCCAGCCGATGACGACGTTGTCGCGGCGCGGCCGGTCAATGTCGAGGACGAACTCGTCGATGCGGTTCTTGATGACGACGACGTTCGGGTTGATCTTTCGCATCTGCTCGGCCAGCGGCTCGGTGGACGCGGTGACCAGCGAGGCGATTTCGATGCAGTGCTGGATGCTGTCCCGCGATACGGGTTTGTTGTAGGCGGCAGCGACAGGGTTGTGCGACTCAATCTCAAACGGGTCATCGTCTAACTCGTAGACCAGCTTGGAGTGCCGGTACAGGTCACGCCACCAGCGGTGAATGACCTCGGGAAACTCATGGCCGCCGATCAACTGCCCGACGACGATGTCGGCGCCGTCGGCACCGATGTCGGACTTGGCGGGTAGGCAGTCGGTGTCGTGGCCGTGCTTGCCCAACTCGCCCAGTGGCAGTCTCATGCGGTAGTAGCCGCCGCCCTGCTCCTGGCGAGCGAAGCCCCTAATCTTCAGGGGTGTGAACTTTCGGTGGCCGACCGCGGCGCGGGGCGGTACGCACCTCGGCGTCCTCGGACGCGACGGCGCGTTCCTCTTTGGTGTCGACCACGGGCTCGGCGTAGCGCAGAGCGCACATCTTCGCGCCCTCAAGGTCGGTGACCTCGATGATGTCGCCGGGGTTGACGTTGACGTGGTTGCTGATTGTGCCTGCGATGGCAATCCTCATACGGATTCGCACAGTTCTCCTTGAGTGGGCCGAAGCCGAGAAGGGGCTAGGGATCGCCCAGCCCCTTCTCGCGCTATTCGGTTGTAACCTCTACGACGCCGCGGTCGTGTAGAGCTTGATGGCGCTGGTGTCCGCGAGCTGACCGTCGGTACGGTAGAGAGCCCTGAACGAGATCAGGTCCGTGCCGAAGGCGTAGTCGTCGCTGCGCTCAAAGCGCAGAGGCGTCACGTCGCGGATGAAGTAGCCCTTGAAGTCGCCGAACGCGATGGGGCTGGTCGACGCCGAGATGAGCGGCATGTGCGGGTCGGGGTAGACCGGACGACCCAGCAGGGTGTCGGGCTGACCGGCGACGAGCGCGGGCTGCCACAGATACTGCCCGGTCGTGTCCTTGAGCTTGCGAACCAGCTTGATGGTCTGGTCGTGCATGACCCATGACGCGCGCGGACGGTACTGCGGGATGATGCTGTGGTACAGCTCCACCAGTCCGTCACCGTTGGCGTAGGCGCCCGCAGTGGGCAGGCCCACCGTGGAGCCGGTGCCGGTCGCGGCCTGCACACCCGTGGACGCCGAGCTGGTGAACCCGGTCGGCTGAGTGGTGCCGGTGCCCGCGACATAGGCGGTGTCGGCGGCAACGCCGATCAGCATCCCGGCCTGAGAGGCCACGAAGCCGGTCACGTCGAAGCCCTCGTCCGCGAGCAGCTCCTGGCTGATCTGAACGAGCACACCGAGCTTGTAGGCGCCGAGGGTGACGCTGGACAGCGTCGGGTCGGCGGCACTCAGCGCGCCGGCCTCAGCGGTCCACTTGGCCTGACCGTAGGCGGTCGCGCGCGGCACGACCAAGTTCTCACCGGAGGAGGTGGAGAACACGGTCGGGTTGGTCTGCCGGATGGTGCTGGTGTCGATCAGGTAGCGGTAGAGCTGCCCGACGAATGAGGTCGGCAGCGGCACGTTGGAGTCGAGCAGGGTCCGCTGCTCAGCCTTGTTCGTTGGCCAGTTGATGTTGAAGCCGGAACCGGCGGGCATCTTGGCGATTCTGCGAATCTCGGCGTCGTAGTCCACGGCACCGACCTCGCGCGGCATGGCCCGAGTGTCGACGGGAGCCTTCGCCAGTTCCTCCATCGCCATCGCGGCGTCGGCGGCGCGCTTCTCGTTGTCCAGAATGCTCTTGATGCGCTCGTCGAGCTTGGACAGGTCGTTGTTCGCCTCGTCCCACTGACGCTCTTCCTCGGCGGTCATGGACCGCTTCTCTTCGGCAGCACGCTCGGCAACGGCCTTCGCCTGCTCCCAGGTGTTCAAACGCTGCTCGCGCAACGTGGTAACCAGCTCGCTCATGGCAAGCCTTTCTGTGAGTGTTTTCGGGGGTTGCGAGGTGGCACTGCCTGCCTCAAATGGGGTGCGGCTGACCCGCACGCGCACGCCGAACGCCCCGGTGGCACAGCCTGCCGGGGTGGGGTGCGGAAGTTGTTGTTACATCAGATGATTGGGTCGTCGGTGCGACGAGCCAGAATCTCCATCAACGCCGACGGGCCATACTTGCCGTCATGTGCAGCGGCCTCGGTGTTCTCGTTCAAGGCGCGCTCACCGTCGTCGTTCATCGCATCGTCGGGGTCGTACACGCCCATCGCCTTCATCAAGTCGTCAACGGCGTTCTGCGCCGACACCAGAAGGTCAAGAGCCTGTCCGACCTCGGCGGGCAGCCCCGCGCGGTCAACACCTTTGGTCAGGTTGTACGCCTCGTCAAGAGAAGCGTCGATGCCGGCGAGGATTGCCTTGGGGTCGGTCACGTCGTCGTCGTCGGACTCGGTGGGCGGTGCGTCAGAGGCGGCGTTCTGTTCC